GTGGTAGGGTAGCAGTTGTTGTTGAGGATTGTGTTAGTGCATCTGTGGTAGGTAGTGATGTATTAGTTGGGGTAGCTGTGTTGGGTACGTCATTGGCAGAGTCACACAAGAAGTATCTCTCACGATTCTCAACAGCGATTATAGCACTTGACCCTGATGCCTTACCCAAGACATTATCATTTGCAAAAGAATTAAGAGCCTACGTAAAAGATATAAAAATAATTAGATTGACAGATGACTTAAAATATCGTACACCTGTCGATATGGAAAACTTAATAACCCTAACCCCAAAGGAGTAACAACATGGAATTATCATTAATACGAAGTCTTATGGATAAAACATTCTACGATGACCACAGAGGAGCAAAGTGCCCTGACAGGTTATTCAGTAAGGATGTTCGTAAGATAAAACAATCTCTCGACAAAGCTATGAATACATACGAGAGAACAGTAACACCTGATGAGATTGAAGCATTGTTCATGTCTAACAATCCATCTATGACTACTGCACAGAAGCAAGCATACTCCTCTCTGTTTGCTAACATAAAGAGAGAGCAACCACTTGGAACAGACATCGCACAGGAAGTGCTATCTAAACTGTTTCAGCAAGTCGTTGGCGAAGACATTGCAAACTTAGGATTTGATTATGTGAATGGTGCTAAGTCTTCTCTTGAGCCATTAAGAAATCTTCTTGAGATGTATGGAGATGATTTTACACCTAACCTTAATATCGAATGGGATGACATTTCTATTGAGACACTACTAGCTAAGAATGACTTGGAAGCTAGGTGGACATTCAATATACCTAGTCTAACACGTAAGGTAGATGGTATTAATGCAGGTCACTTGATTGAGATAGGTGCTAGACCTAATACAGGTAAGACATCATTCCATGCATCCTTGATTGCAAGTCCGGGTGGGTTTGCACACCAAGGTGCTAAGTGTGTTATCTTATGCAACGAAGAAGGTTATCATAGGGTAGGTGCAAGATACTTGACGGCTGCCACAGGCATGACTGTTCACGATGTCAAGAAAAATCCTAGCGAAGCACAGACACGTTACAAGCCTGTGTTTGACAATATCAAGATACGTGATGCATCAGATAGAGACATGGCATGGGTTGAGAGTGTGTGTAAGGCATATCAACCTGACATACTTGTACTAGACATGGGAGACAAGTTTGCTAGGACAGGTGGGTTTGCTAGACAGGATGAAGCACTCAAGGCTAATGCAATACATGCTAGACAAATAGCTAAATCATACAACTGTGCAGTTCTTTACATGTCGCAGTTATCTGCTGAAGCTGAAGGTAAGATTATATTAAATCAGTCTATGATGGAAGGCTCACGTACAGGTAAAGCTGCTGAAGCTGACTTGATGCTATTGATAGCAAAGAACCCACAAGTAGAAGGACAAGAGGAAGAAGATATACAGAGACATATTAATGTAGTTAAGAATAAGTTATCAGGTTGGCATGGCTCAATTCATTGCGAACTTGATTATAAGACAGCGAGGTATACAGCATGAAGCTGACGTTAGACGTAGAGAATACTGTCACACATAGGGGTGGCAAGTTACATCTAGACCCATTCGAGGAAAATAATAAACTCGTTATGGTTGGATGCTTGACTGATACAGGCAAGGAGTATTTATTTAGAGATGACTTCACAGGTGTGCAGGAATTACTAGACGATGCTACAATCTTGATTGGTCACAACATTGTTCACGACCTGTTATGGTTGTGGGAATGTGGATTCAAATATGATGGTTCTGTCTTTGACACAATGTTGGGTGAGTACATCTTACAACGTGGGCAGAAAGAACCATTATCATTGGAAGCCTGTGCAATCAGGCACGATTTGGATACTAAGAAACAAGATACAATGAAGGAGTACTTCAAGAATAATGTATCTGTTGATGAGATACCACCACAAGAGTTATCAGACTATCTGTCTGCTGACTTGAAAGCTACACAACAGTTGAGTGATTCAATCTACAGAAGACTGAATACAGTAGAAAATGCTAGTCTTATGGAGACTGTAATATTTACTAATCAAGTAGCGACAACTCTTGCTAAGATATATCAACGTGGATTTACTGTTGACATAAATGCTCTAGATGCAGTACGTGTAGAGTTTGAACAAGAGAAACAAGATATAGAAAAAAGACTTAACAAACAAGTAAAAGAACTAATGGGCGATACACCCATAAACTTAAACAGTCCTGAACAGATGTCGTGGGTTATATACAGTAGAAAGCCATTAGAAAAAGCACTATGGGCAAATAGCTTTACTCCTTATATGGACAGTACAGACTATAAGCAAACTGTAGCTACTAAATCGACCATAGTGTACAAGACTAAAGCAGAGCAATGTAATCCCTGTTCAGGCACAGGGTATATTAGAAAGGTAAAGAAAGATGGAACTCCTTTTGCTAGACCTACCAAGTGTGATGCTTGTGATTCTGTTGGCTACTTATTTATACCTGATAAAATGGTAATAGGTGGGTTGAAGTTCAATGCTCCTAATGCTAAGTGGGTTAGTGCCAATGGGTTTAGTGTGAACAAGACTAACTTAGGCACATTATATACTATGGCTAAACATAAGAATATGACTAATGCTATGAACTTCTTATCAGACTTACAGAGATTGTCTGCACTTGATACTTACTTGTCTTCCTTTGTTGAAGGTATACAGACTCACATCAAGCCTGATGGCAAGCTACATGTGAGACTGCTACAACACAGGACTGCAACAGGTAGGTTTAGTGGTGCTGACCCTAACATGCAGAACATGCCTAGAGGTGGTACGTTTCCTGTCAAGAAGGTATTTGTATCACGTTGGAAGGGTGGCAAGATACTTGAAGCTGACTTTGCACAGTTAGAGTTTCGAGCTGCTGCATTTTTATCACAAGACCAAACTGCTATGAAGGAGATTGAAGATGGATTTGATGTTCACAGTTATACTGCTCGTGTTATTAGTGATGCAGGTGAAAAGACATCTCGCCAAGAAGCGAAGGCACACACGTTTGCTCCCTTGTATGGAGCAACAGGATTTGGAAGGACACCTTCTCAGGCAACATATTACAAACACTTCACGGAAAAGTACAAAGGAATCGCACTATGGCACACCAAATTGGCTAAGGAAGTTATGACTACAGGTAAGATAAAGATACCTTCAGGTAGAGAGTTTGCATTTCCTGATGCTAAGAGATACGCAAGTGGTAAGATAACGCACTTCACACAAGTTAAGAATTATCCTGTTCAGAGTTTTGCTACTGCTGACATAGTTCCTCTTGTACTAATGTATATTGATAAACTACTGACTACTCTAAAGTCTTGTGTTGTCAACAGTGTACATGATTCAATTGTGATTGATATACATCCTGATGAGGAACAACAAGTATTATCTGTATTAAAGTCATCAAATGACGAACTACTAAACATCATAAATCGTAAGTTTAATATAGATTTTAATGTGCCATTATTATTAGAAGCAAAAATAGGTAATAATTGGCTTGACACCAAAGACGTTATATGATATAACAATAAAACTTTCAATAAAGGAGAAAATATATATGAGTGATTTAGTAACAATAGATACTGCGAATTATGCTGCAATGGCAAAAGCTATGGGCATAGCAGGAGAGAATACTTCTACAGATAAGAAGTCTAATACTCTGCCAAGGTTAAAGATAAACCACTCACCTATCATGGGTGAAGCAGAAGTAAAAGGCAAGTCTATGAATGTAGAAGTTGTGCAAGGTGGCACATATAAGTTGGATATACCTGACGATAAGGCTGTGTATGCAACTTCAGCTACCATAAGACCTTTCATACAAAGATTTATGTATAAGAGATTTATTAAAAATATGAACGCAAAGGCAGGCGAGCCAATGGGTACATATCACAAAACTCTTATGGCAGATAATCTTAATATAGATTTGAAAGACAATCAGGGTGGCTTTAATTGTGGTAAGCCATCAGGGTATATTCAAGACTTCAAATCATTACCTGAGAAGACACAGGAACTTATTAAGCAAATAAAAAGGGTTCGTGTTGTGTTTGGTCTAGTTGATTTAATTAGTCCTGTAGACCAAAAGGGTAATGCAGTTGAGATAGACAGCCAACCATTTATATGGGAGATTGATAATAGGGATGCCTTCAAGATAATGGCTATGCCTTTTACTAAGCTATCTCAAATGAAGAGACTGCCTGTTCAGCATAATGTGACACTTGGTACAGAGGAAAGAAAGTTACCAAATGGTAATTGTTTTTATCTTCCTACTGCAAGTTTAGATATGTCTAAGACTATTGATTTATCTAATGCAGACCAAGAAACATTCGCTAACTTCCTAGCTTGGGTCGAAAACTACAATAGCTATATCATAAGTGAATGGGATTCTAAGGCGAATCATCACGATGAAGAAGATAATAGTGTTGTTGGTGACTTCATAGATATTGAAGAAGAGGTAGCCTAATGCAACACCGTGGTGAATTGGCAATCAGTCAGTACTTAGAAAATGCTTCTAAGGGTTTGACATCTATGAGTGATGAGACTATTAATCGTGTAGGCGAAGAAATAAAGGAAGCACTTAAACGTCAGTTTGCAGGTGGTAATAAGCGAGATGGGTTTAGGTTACGTATGTCTAATATAGGTAGACCTTCATGTCAGCTATGGTTTGAAAAGAATAGACCTGAGACTGCACTACCTAGACCCACTACGTTTGTTATGAA